ACGAACCTGCTGAAAACAAAGGACTAAGGTTTAAATGGAAAGTTAAGGACATGGAGTTTAACTCTTGGGAAATTGCCCATTTTAGATTGTTAGGGGATGACCGAAAATTACCTTATGGTACGTCCATGTTAGAAAAGGCTAGACGTATATGGAAACAATTATTATTATCTGAAGATGCGATGTTAATCTATAGAACATCAAGAGCACCTGAACGAAGAGTATTTAAAGTCTTTGTTGGTAATATGGACGATAAAGATGTGGAATCGTATGTACAAAGAGTAGCAAACAAGTTTAAGAGAAACCAAGTAGTTGATGATAAATCAGGTAATGTTGATTTAAGATTTAATCAGATGGCAGTTGACCAAGATTATTTTATTCCTGTTCGTGATGCCGCGGCACCAAATCCTATCGACACACTACCTGGAGCTCAGAACTTAGCGGAAATTGCGGATATTGAATATATCCAAAAGAAATTATTAACTGCGTTACGAGTACCAAAAGCGTTTTTAGGTTTTGAAGAAGTAGTTGGTGAAGGTAAAAACTTATCACTACAAGATATACGTTTTGCAAGAACAATTAATAGAATACAAAAATGTATGATTGCTGAAATGAACAAGATTGCAATTATTCATTTATTCTTATTAGGGTTTGAGGACGAACTTGGCAATTTTACTTTAGGGTTAACTAACCCGTCAACACAAGCAGATTTATTAAAAATTGATGTTTGGAAAGAAAAAGTGTTGTTATATAAAGATGCGGTTACCGCTATTGAGGGTATCGCTCCTGTATCAGTATCATGGGCTAAAAAACATATATTAGGATTCTCAGATGAGGAGATTAAACTTGATTTACAACAACAACGTATTGAGAAGGCTGCGGGAGCTGAATTAACTAACACCGCAACAATCATAACTCACACAGGATTATTTGATAATGTGGATAAATTATACGGTGGAACCAAATCAGGAGATACCGCAGGTGGAGCACCACCTCCACCTCCTGGCGGAGAATCTTCACCACCTCCACCACCTGCAGGGGGAGAAGGATTAACACCTGAATCGTTTAATAGAGATAATTTAAAAATTCTATTAGAATCTGATTCGTTAACTGATGAGGATTCGTACATTGATTTATCTAAAGGGAAAAATTCTTTAGGTGAAATGGAAGAAAGATTGAATAAACTTTTAGGTGATTGATATTTATAATAAAAAATATAAAATGGTAAAGTTCGGAGTATTAAAATCAAAGATAGAAAAAGTATTAGTAGAATCGTATTCTAATAATAATTTTAAAGAAGAATTAAAGAGGTTTAAAATAAACGTTTTGGAAAATAAAAACGTAAGTAAATTATTTTACCTATATGATGAGTTGAACTCTAAGAGAGGATTGAACGATTTTATGGCGAGTGATTATATTAACGAGTGCATCACAATTTATGAAAACACGGTTAATAAAATTAAAGATAAAGACATCCAAAAAATTAAATCGTGGGTTGGGACTGTTAGTTCAGAAAACGAATATTCTGACATAGATAATTTGTTTTCAACAGACATATTAACTATCGAATCAAAAATTAAAAGTAAAAAAGTAATTAAAGAATCTTTAACTAAGTCAAAACCATTACAGAAAGATTATGTTTTATTACCTTTAACTACCATGGTTGGGATTGCCAATAAAACAATTTCAAACTATATCGAAACACTTAATGAATCTGAAAAAAAAGAGTTGGCCGATTTCTTATCAACTGATGATTCATCTATTGAGAACGACTTTAAAGAAACTAAAATTAATGTGATTGATAAGTTAAACACTTTAAAAGAGGGTTCGGATTCTGAGACTTTGTCAAGAATCGATGAAACAATCAATAGAGTGTCTTCAGAAAAATGTGATAAGTTTAATCTTTTTAAGTTGAAGAAACTAAGGGAAAATCTTTAATCTAAATTAGAATTAAAATTTTTCTGTACATATTTTGCTTTTTGAAGTTCCTGTCTTTTAATAACAGATTTTTTTACGAAAGTTTTCCTATCATTTAATTCTGACATTTGTCTTGTCTTAATGATTTTACTTTTGTATTGTTTTAACGCTTTCTCAATTGAGTTTTTATTATCTACTTTAACTATTAACATATACTACATATATCTCGAATTTATTCTTTTTTTGACTATACCCACAAATATACCTATTTTTTTGGAAAATAAACTTAAATAATATGGAAATTAATGAAGAAGGGGAAAACCTCAAAAATCGCAGGGTTCAAAAACGCTAAAATAGTATATGGCACTGTCGATTCATTTAACTTAAGGTCTTTGTACCTAAACATTCAAACGTGGGTAGAACCAATAAAAGATTCTGAAAATTGGACTAGAGTGGTCCAAAATCTAAGTAGAGCAATAAAACATGTAGTATTAGACTCTTTAGATAAAACAATTTTCGATGATAAATTCATAGTCGATTTAGATTTAAGGTCAAGTGGGTTAACATTAGGAAAAAAATCATTCCTGAACCTCGAAATAAATCTATACCTTAAAGACGAAGGTACTGATTTTAAATCAAACAATTTACGAGACACGTTAAAAAAATTATCAAAAGATGTATTCCAAAACGGATTTTTAGAAAGTAAGTATTTCACCTTTTATTTGACTAAAAGAGAAAAGGAAAAGGTATAAACCCAAACAGTTTAATATTTATAATTAAAAATTGGCAATGAGTTTACAAATAATACAACCAGGACAAATTGGTAAAGGGATTCTTATAGAATATGACGCAGGGTTTATTAATCCTAAAGACAAATATAATTCTGAGGTAATTAAAGAATCTAAGAGTTTTATGGACCATACAAAACCATTTGAGTTTTATGCGGTTTTACAAAAATACAATACCCCAAATAGGAATGGTAGAATATACCCTGAAAGAATATTAAAAAGAGAATCGGAAAATTACAAAAAGATGATTGAGAAGGGAACTTCACTTTCTGAATTAAACCACCCCGAATCTTCATTAATTGATTTAGATAGAGTTTCCCATATGATAACTGAAATATGGTGGGACGGTCCGATTTTGATGGGTAAATTAAAACTACTTACAAGTCCAGGTTTTCATGAGAGAGGAATTGTATCAACAAAAGGTGATATGGCGGCAAATTATCTAAGACAAGGAGTTACCTTAGGTATCTCTTCTCGTGGAGTTGGTTCGTTAAAAAAGGTTGGTGAACAAAATGAGGTACAAGATGATTTTGAATTAATTTGTTTTGACCTTGTTTCATCTCCGTCAACCCCTGGAGCGTATTTATTTTTAAATCCTGAAGATAGAAATAATTTTGAGGAAAATCTTGATGAAGAAAAAAGAATGTCAGTTGAAAGAAATGTTGGACAAACAGGAAACAAATCGCTTGACTTAATGAAGAAGTTAACCGATTATTTAGGATATTAAAAAATTAATTATGGACGAAAAATATTTCATTGCAAGAGTTACTATTGATTTAGTGGATGCTGAATCAGGTAAATTAAAAAAACAAAAAGAAGAAAAGTTAGTTAAAGGTTATAACCCAACTGATGTTGAAGCTAAAATTACTAAGGTGTTTGAGCACTATACACAGGATTGGAGAATTACCGCAATTGTTGAAAGCAAAATTGATGAGGTGATAGAATAATTAAATTTCAATAGGTTAATTAACATAGAAAAAGGAGGTTCAAAAGACCTCCTTTTTGTTTTTGTCAAAATTGGAAATATTTATTTAGTATAGAAAACTGATTGTTAAAATGGTTTTAAATAAAACTTTTTAACAATTGGTAATATTTATATAAAAATAAAAAACGCAAAATGGCAAAAGAAAAATCATTAGTAGAAGAAGCAATCATCCAAATGAAAAATTTGGAGGAGGCGGTTGCCGAAAATGCAAAAGGAATACTTGCATCAACAATGAAGCAGGAAATCAAAGATTTAGTAAAAGAATCTTTATCTGAACAAGATGAGATTGACACAGAGGTTGACGTTGAAGATGACTCAGACATCGAAGATGATGAGGAAATTGATACTGATATCAATAACGACTTAGGTGACGATGACATAGATGATGATTTCGGTATGGATGATTCTGAAGATGTTATTGACCTTACGGGACAACCTAGTTCAGAAGTTCTTAAAGTGTTTCAATTACTTGGACCTGAAGACCAAATAGTGGTTACAAAAGACCCTAATGGTAACATAAACTTAAAAGATAATGAAACAAACAAAGAATATATGATAGTAGGTGAAAATATCGAAGAAGATGATGATTATCTTACAGAATACTCTGATTCAGATGACATTATGAATGAAGACGATTGGTCAACTGACGAGTTAGGTGAAGAAGATGATATCGACGCAATTGTTGAGAAAGTTTTCGGAAATGAAGATGAAGATGACGATTCTGATTTTGAAGGTTTCGGTGGTTTAGACGAAGACGATTTAGATGGTCTTGGTATGAACGAAGATGAAGACATGATGGGTGATTATGGTGTTGACCAATTAGGTGAAGACGATGACAACATTGTTTACGAAATTGAATTTGACGGAGAATCAGAACTTGGAGAAGGAGGTCATTCAAGAAGTATGTCTATGAAAAATCATTTTGGTATGGACGATGATGATGATGATGATGATGATGATGATGATTCATTTGAATTCGATGGAGATGATGAACCGATATTCGAAGCTAAGAAAATGGCTCGTAAAGCACCTGGAGTTGGAATGGGAAAACCTAAATTCTCTTATGATAACAAACCTAACCAAAATTTACCTGTAAAAAAACAAAAACATGGTGGTAAAGGAATTGGTTTTGGAAGTGTTAAAAAAGGAACCAATTTTGACGCTGACAAAGACAATGGTCAAATGGATGGTGAATTTAGAGTTAAACCTAAAAAAGTAGAAGCTAAAGAAGCGTCACGTACTTATGGTAACGGTTCTAAATCAGGTAGAGGTTTAAGAAAAGGAATCACACCTAATAGAAACTTAACATTTGAAGGCGTTGACAATAGAGAAGTGCAACTTCTTAGAGAGAAGAATGAAGAATACAGAAAAGCATTAAACATCTTCAGAAATAAATTGAACGAGGTTGCGGTATTCAACTCAAACTTAGCATACGCTACACGTTTGTTCACTGAACACTCAACATCAAAACAAGAAAAAATAAATATTTTAAGAAGATTTGATTCTGTAGAAACTATTAAAGAGTCTAAGAATTTATATCATCAAGTTAAGGACGAGTTATCTGCGTCGTCAAATCAATCATCAATTAATGAATCTTTTGAACGTGTTATTGAAAAAGCACCTTCTACAGGTTCTGCGGTTAACTTGATTGAATCTAAGACATACGAGAATCCTCAGTTCTTAAGAATGAAAGACTTAATGTCAAAATTAAGATAATAAAAATAAATAAACTAAACAAAAAATAAAAAACCAAAAAAATGGGAGCATTATTAGAATCAGGTCTTGTTGGTAATATTGGGTTAAAACACCTTAAAGTTATCAAAGAAGATACAATTAACAAATGGGATAGATTAGGATTCCTAGAAGGTCTTAAAGGACATTTAAAAGAGAACGTGGCTCAGTTATATGAGAACCAAGCATCTCACCTAATTAATGAGGCGACTTCTGACGGGTCTTCAGGTTCTTTCGAAACTGTTGTATTCCCAATCGTTAGACGTGTATTCTCTAAATTATTAGCAAACGATATC